TAGTTAATGAAGTAATTAGCGAACAGGTAAATTCAATTAAAGCATCCTTGGCTAGTGTATCAGCTAGTGTACACGATGCTAAGATTGAGCTTCGAGAAGACTTGACTGGCATAGAATCAACTATGGATAAGCAAGAACAGCGTATGAAAGATGACCTATTATCTTTTGAGGGCGTAATAGAAGAACAAAGACAGCGACTAAAGGAAGATGTATCTACTGTAGAAGGCTTAATGGATAATGTTGAGCTTAGAGTAGATGATAAACTAGATTCTATTAAAGCATCAATGGATCAACAGGAAGATCGCATTGAATTAGACATAGATGACGTTGAAACATCTATAGATACCCAGAGTTTAGACGTAAAGAGTACGTTATCTCAAGTCGAAAAAGATATGGCAGAGCAAGAACAGCGTAATCGACAGAACATAAAGGACGTAAGGGGTGTTATTAACGCTTTTGAAATCCGTATGGACGCTAAAATAGACAGACTAGACACTAAAATAGAAACTTTAGAGTTAAATTTAGATAATAAGATTAAAAAAGCTCTATTAAACCCATTGGCAGGAAATTAATATGTATTATTCTACTAAAAACCAAAAAGACTTCCGTTGCATGGGCAATGGGCACTACGAAAAAGAAAATAACACTGCAGACCGCTTTGGAAGCAAAGATTTACGTGGTAACAACGGGATGCAAAAAGAAAAGATAGATAACCTAGCGCAGCCTGAGGATATGATGTATAATATGTTTATGATGCCACGGAGTTAACAATGGCAACACCTAGAAAAGGTAAGGCAAAGGTTAAAGTAACCTCGTCAGGCAAGAAGGTTAGCTATGGGCAAGCAGGAAACGCTAAAGGTGGTGGTCCAAGAGTTCGTGTAGGGACATCTAAGGGGAATAGTTACTGTGCAAGAAGCCTAGGAATAAAAAAAGGGCTATCTAAAGAAAAACAAAATGATCCTAATACTCCTAATAACTTGTCCCGCAAACGATGGAAGTGTTCTGGAGCTAAATCCAAAAGGAAATAAACTTGGCTAATAAGGAGAAATGGTGAATGTGGACACCTATTGTACTATTATGTCTTACAGCGAACTTAACAGACTGTATTGCTGTTGGAGGCCCTGCATTACTAAGTAAAGAGTCTTGTGTAAGATCTGTACAGGAAGTTGGGATACCTTATTTTAATAAAAAATATACTGACAGAGTAGTTCGTGGATATAAATGTACACAGTGGAGCGTAGACATATAATGGCCCCACGTAATTACAAAAAAGAAAATGCTAACTATAAAAGTAGACCAGAGCAAATAGCTAAACGTGTTGGTCGTAACAAAGCTAGGCGAATGGCTACAAAAGCAGGCTTAGTTAAAAAAGGAGATGGTAAAGACGTAGATCATAAAAACGGCAATCCATTAGATAATAGAAAAAGTAACCTACGGGTGCAGAAAGCATCTAAAAACAGATCGTTTCCAAGAAACAAAAAAGCAGGAAAGGCTTAATACAATGATGGGCATGAAAAAGAAAGATAAGAAAAGCGTACAAGGATACATGGGCGGTGGTATGGCTAAAAAACCTGCAAAGATGATGGGTGGAGGCATGGCTAAGAAGTCTATGGGCTACAAAAAAGGCGGTATGGCTAAAGCTGGTGCGTCTAATCCTCCTAACAGAAAAGCTAAGAAGTAACATGGCAAAGGGTGTACAGCATTACTATAAGGACGGGAGAAAGTTTAATGGGGTTAATCATAAAATGTCTGATGGGACCTTACACACTGGTAAAACTCATACTAAAGGCTCTAAACCCTTGGTCCATTTTAAAGATCTTACCAAGGCAGCAAAAGAAAAATCTAAACGTGCCTAAGTATTTAGTAGGAAAGAAAAAAAGTAATGGCTAGACAACTAACAGAAAATCAAACTAAATTTCTGGAGGTTCTGTTCGATGAAGCAGGGGGTAATCACGCTGTAGCAAAAAGACTAGCTGGCTATAGTGAGAATACCCCTACTAAATCTGTAAGAGATGCTTTAAAGGATGAAATCTTAAGCGCAACTACAGATTACTTAGCACAGATTGCACCTAAAGCTGCTATAGCTATGGCTAGTGCCTTAGATGATCCTACTGAGTTAGGCATACGAGACAAGATGGCAGCAGCTAAAGATCTATTAGATAGAGGCGGCTTTGGTAAAGTTGAACGTGTAGATGTTAACTCATCTAGTGGCGGTGTATTTATTTTACCAGCTAAAGAAGGTACGAACGAATAAAACATGAAGACTTAGGGTATTGGGAATTACCTAAACCTAAAAGAGGAAAAGAAAAAGAATGGCACACTATTGCCAGACTATCTCTTACTACTGTACCATTTGGTTACGAAGTTAATAAAGATAACGATAGGTTGTTAGAACCTATACGAGAAGAACTAGAAGCACTAGAGATAGCTAAAAAACATTTACTACAGTATAGTTACAGAGAAGTAGCTCAGTGGCTAACTAAACAAACAAGTAGAAGCATATCCCATATGGGATTAAAGAAAAGAATAGATATTGAGCGAAAACGTAAAAAAACAATTGTTATTAAACGTAGGCTTGCCCAGCGACTTGCCCAAACGCTCCAAGAAATCGAGAACCTCGAAACGCAAAAAGTTGGAACTTACGCCAATTAAAGAAGTTGAAGCTGTACCTGCTCAATCTGTAGCACCAGCATATGACGTACAAGAAGCTCAGGACGTAGTCTTTAGACCTAACAAAGGACCACAGACAGACTTCTTGTCTTCGTCTGAAAGAGAAGTACTTTACGGTGGGGCAGCAGGTGGTGGTAAATCTTACGCTATGTTAGCTGATCCACTACACGGATTAAACAATGCAAACTTTAGTGGACTACTAGTACGACACACTACTGAAGAACTACGAGAACTAATACAGAAAAGCCAAGAGTTATATCCTCGTGCTATACCGGGTATTAAATGGTCAGAAAGAAAAAGCCAATGGATCTCACCTAGAGGTGGCAGACTTTGGATGTCGTACCTCGACAAAGATATGGATGTTACACGCTACCAAGGACAGGCGTTTAACTGGATAGGTTTTGACGAGTTAACACAGTGGAGTTCTCCTTACGCATGGGACTACATGAGATCTCGTTTACGTAGTGCTTACGCTAAAGACTTAGGCTTGTACATGAGAGCTACTACAAACCCCGGAGGTGCAGGGCATCAATGGGTTAAGAAAATGTTTATTGATCCTTCTCCTTCAAGGGAACCATTCTGGGCTACTAATATTGAAACAGGCGACACTATTACATTTCCTAAAGGTCACACTAGAGAAGGTGAACCTTTGTTTAAACGTAGGTTTATACCTGCAAGTTTATTTGACAATCCGTACCTAGCTGACAGTGGTGATTATGAAACTATGCTTCTGTCTATGCCAGAGCATCAACGCAAGCAACTACTAGAGGGGAATTGGGATGTTAATGAGGGCGCAGCTTTTCCAGAGTTCAATAGAAAAGTACACGTTGTTGAGCCTTATAATATTCCTAATAGCTGGACGAAGTTCAGAGCTTGCGATTACGGTTACGGCAGTTGGACAGGTGTTGTGTGGTTTGCTGTTTCTCCCTCAGAGCAGTTGGTAGTCTACAGAGAGATGTATGTAACTAAAGTCACTGCCACTGATCTAGCGGATATGATACTTGAGGCAGAGGCGGGTGATGGCACTATGAGATACGGCGTGTTGGACTCGTCCCTCTGGCATAAAAGAGGTGACACTGGACCTAGTTTGGCAGAGCAAATGATTATGAAGGGCTGTCGCTGGAGACCTTCAGATCGCTCTAAAGGTTCTAGGGTTTCAGGTAAAAATGAGATACACCGCCGTTTGCAGGTGGAGGAGTTTACTGAGGAACCCCAACTCGTATTCTTTTCCACCTGCACCAACTGCATAGCACAACTACCAAGTCTTCCTTTAGATAAACGAAACCCAGAAGACGTTGATACTAATGCAGAAGATCACTTGTACGATGCAATACGCTATGGTATAATGACTAGACCAAGAAGTTCCTTATGGGACTTTAATCCTGCAACACAGAGAAGCGGCTTTCAAGTTGCTGATCCTACATTTGGATATTAAGTATGGACCCTGAAGATTTCACAACTGACTTTGAATCAAACTTAGAGTCTGCTGAGTCAGCACACATTAAAGATGTGTCTACAGAAAGCATGACTGATCCTAAAGCGGGTCACATTATTGACTTGGTTATGAGCAAGTACAAGAAAGCAGAAGACTCACGCTATACAGACGAATTACGTTGGATGAGTGCTTACCGTAACTATAGAGGTATCTACAATAGTGAAGTACAATTCACAGAAGCAGAGAAGTCAAGAGTATTTGTAAAAGTTACTAAGACTAAAACTCTAGCTGCCTACGGTCAGATTGTAGAAGTATTATTTGGCAGTCAGAAGTTTCCTTTAGCTATTGATCCTACTACGTTGCCTGAAGGTGTAGCAGACACGGTACACTTTGATGTCAATCCCAAAGCAGAAGAAGCTGGTGATGCATTAAAAGACGCCTTTGGCACTATGTTTGGGCC